GCTTTTGCAATAAATTCTGGCAACAATTACTATGGTGAGGTAAACGGACCTTGTTCATGCGACAGTGTGATTCCATACAAGTATCTTCCAGATGAACTCATCTCAAGTCCAAATCTTTCGACTCCCGATATTCCACACAGTCCATATCTTTACAATCTACATGAACTTCCAATTAAACGGCAATATGCAACAAAAGAAGATCAAGAACAGATTGAGAGATATTACAAAGTTGCAAAACAATACTATGATTACATTGGTTCTACTCATACAAGAAAATGGGCACTTGTGATTGCACCAGAGGACTTGAAATATAACGATTCAACAACATTGTCTTGGGGTATGAGACAAGCAGCATATGTTTCAGATTCAGAGGATCCAGTGGAAGATGGTGTGTTTATGGGTACACCATACCTCGATGGATTAATCGGTACAAGAATGTTTGACAAAACAAACTTTGATTGGGTTCCTTGGTTCGTTGCAAACTATGAGAACAAAGATGAAGATGCGTATCAACGCTGGGTTCATACAAATAATAATCTTTGGGATTCTGATGTTGACATCGAGCGATTGAAAACAGATAAAGATTATTTTGTCACGGAGTTTAGAAAAGTCTGGGAGAAAGACAATAAAGAAAACTCTGCGATGAGATTGATTTCTGATTGGAACGACAACGATACTTACAATCGAAGCGACTGGTATATTCCAAGTCTCGTTGAGTTGATGTATATCTATGGTAACATTAATCTGATCAACACATCACTTCTTCGCAACGGAATGACACCACTTGCAGAACGATCATATTGGTCATCAACGACCGGAGCGAGATCCGAAGCCAAGTCATCAAACAAGTGTGTTGTTTCTGAGTTCACTTCTACTGAAGATCACGACTCATCTCTTGAGTCAAAATCATCACAAGTTGCATCACACGCTCACCGTGCGTTTACTCAAAACTTCCAAACAGGTCTTGTAGAAAGCCATTATCGTTCAACGACAATCGCTGGTGCAAGACCAGTCCGAAGAGTGCCTCTGTTCGATACTACATATGAGTGTGAATTAAATAATCACCTCGCAAGATATGTTGGTTCTAATAATGGAGATTGTTATAACTGTCTGACTTGTAATTGTAATTAAGGATTTTAGATGGCATTTATTTACGGTAGTAGTTCGATTCCTCCATTCGGAAAAACGGGACCGACCGGTCCGACTGGTCCTACTGGACCCACAGGCCCTACTGGTCCCGCTGGTTCTACTGGAGCGACTGGACCGGGTGGTATTTCCGGTGACATCATTACAGAAATTTTACGATCTTTCCCCGGCGGTAGTTTCGGAAATAAATACCAACTCGATATTCGAGGTATTCGTGACGGAGAAAATGTTTCTTTCAGTGAACTTTTAGGTAAATATCCTTTCATCGAAGGTGCGACCGGATTTATTACTGGTGCTGGTTTGGAAAACTTTGGTGGTGGCACAAAAATTGTTCACGGTATTTCTGGTGCAACTTATAACTTTAGAACACTTACCACAAGTGGATCTCTCACATCTAAAGTCACAGACGATACAATTATTATTGGATCATCTCTTGTAAACGATGAGACTGATACAGATAACATCAGAAACAATAGCCTTGTTTACGCACAAAAAAGAAATGAAATCAGCAGCACGGCAATTGACATTTCAACAGACACGGCAAACAGTCGTGACTTTTTAGATTTTAAAGCCGATCAAACAGGAACCGCAGGTCTTAATCACACCGTTGCGTTGAAGTCTCCTGAAATTGTCGAAGATGATAACGCTGGAATTACGGGTGCAATCATTGTTGATCTGTCGGACTCCGATGTTTATCGGTTTGATTCCCCCGTTGCAATTTCAGGAATCACGGGATCATACCCGACTGGATATTCGATTACAAAACTACTTTATATTTCGGGTGGAGATGTTCGTGCTTTCCCACCGAATGTTTTCTTTGAGAATGATGAGGATTACTTTACCTGTGGAACGGACGCACTTGCAATCACCACAACAGATGGTGGTGAAAACTGGTATGGTATTTTTTCTGCAAGAGGTTATGACACTCTTGGTTGCGATGGTGCAGGGAATGTGCCAGGATCGTGTTGCTTCTTTCAAGCACCGTCTGGACAAACAATCCCGCCCGGACAAGTTACACAAGAACTTATAGAACAAGGTGGAACATTTGTTTGTTCCGAATACCAAACAAAAAATCAATGTGATGCAGTCAACGGCGATTTTAATCTTCTTCAGGCATGTTATAATACATGTGGCATTGGTGGTGGTGTTTGTTGCTCTGAGGGTAGATGCACATCAAATGTAAACCCAACAGAGTGTGCTTCAATTAATGGATCATACTTTGATAATGTTATGTGTGAAAATAATTCTATTACTTTATCCGATGGCACAATTCAAACATTTAATCCAGAGGGTCCAAATTACGCAGAACCAATTCAAGATGGTAGATTCTGTTTTGATGAATGTGATGTGACTCTTCCGTGTTGCGTGAATGGAATTTGCATTGGTGATAAACTCACGAGAATTCAATGTGAATTAATTTATGGTGGAATTTCTCAACCACCAACAGGAGGCGACGGGGGTGCCCTCACTTGTTCGGGCGATGACATAGATCAGCCGGGAAGAACTTGCTGCGAAGAGGTTTTGAGATATGGTGCTTGTTGTATTCCGTTTTCTCAAAATGAAGATGGATCATATAGCCCACCTCCCGGACTTGAGGAATATGAATATGAAGATCCAAGACCATACGAAACTTGTGGCAGACGATTTGTTCAGGTAACAGAGTCTCAATATCAAACAACAAGATGGACTGGAGAATTTGACGCAAACGGGGAGCGAATTTTTGAACCTTATCTTGGAACAGGTATCGTTAGAAAAGTAAAACATTTTAGTGAATGCACTCCGCCCGGGTTCTCCTCAATGCCTACTGATAAATTATTTGTTTATTTAAATGCTGCTTTTCCGGAACCACTGCCCTCTGGTATAAATTACGGAGAGCCAGTCATCTTTGTTGAAAATGCGGATGGTAACACCCCCCATCCTGAACTTTCCATCGCAGTTCCGAGTTTAGTTGATTTAGATAGAGACGATCCACAAAACGATTTCGGAGAATATCTTCAAGCGGGTGAGCATGGAATACTTAGAAATGTTCAAGTTGAGTTTGGTTATGCGGGCATTACAGATGAATCGAGTTGTGGAGTATGTGACGGCATAATCAGAATAAGGCCAGATGGTAGACCATGTTTTGGTTGTTATCCAGAATTGCCCACCATTGATATTTACCAATGGCAACTTGGGGATCTTGATAACATACCCTTCGGTGGATCCCCCGGAAGATTTTTCAGAGGATCTGGTCTTGGTTTTGATTTTGATGGTGAAGTCGTTAATTCAGTAGGTGCCGGTGTATTTGCCGCAATGGGGCAACAACTGCCCGGAAATCCCTTTGATGGTGGGGTTGATCCATATTATGGAACACCTCGATTTAATTCAAGACTAACTCAAAGAAAATCTTTTGGTTTTGGAATTGGGGATCCCTCATTGCCCCCAGATTCTCGGTCTCAGTGGAACAGACCAATATATCTTGGGGGTCCTATTAATTGGAGGACCGACAACCATACATGTGAACCGTGTAGTGGATGCCCAGAGCAAGATTATCCCGGCCCTCTTGAATGTGGTGGTATAGGTGGCGCTCCCGGCATCTGTCTTGACACATATCCAGATTCGGATGAACCATTAGATCATGTTCAGTGTCGTTCCTTTGAGGGTATTTTCCAAGGACCGGACACTTCATGTGAAACCGTTGACTGTTGTTTCAATGAACCAAACTCAACTTGTTGCTTATATCGTGAAGGTATTGTGAATGACTCTGGTGTAGATTATAACATTCTCTACACTCAAGAATGTGAGCCAGTTGGTTCAGTGGATGAATGTCCATTATGTCGTGGTACATTTGGCTTTGATTTCGGTGGTTGTGATTCAAGAAATTGTGAACAATATAATGTCCCAATCGAAGAACTTACAAAAGATGACATCGAAGAACCGTTGGGTAGATGTTGCTCTGGACCACTTCTTGACAATTGCAACAACTCGACACAACAGTGGTGTACCTGTATCGCACAAGGTCAATGGACTCCGGACGAGGATTGTGAAACAAATCCATGTGTTCCAGAGATAGAACAATGCACAGATAAAGAGGCATGTAATTATCTCGAAGACGGCCCTTGTGTTTTCTGTCCGGCCGACGGAACTTTAATCGAAGGTAATCCTGAACCAGATGGATGTAATTGTGAAAAATGTGAAGACTCGGACGCAATAAATAACGGTCTTTATGGATTATGTGAATACGGGGGAGCATGTTGCTTTGGATGTGAAACAGATCCTAACACACAACATTTTTGTGAGTATGTAACAGGTTCGACTAAATTTGTAGTTCAATTTACACAATGTGCGTTACAGATAAAAAATGGCACCCTTGGATCTTTCCAAGGATTCAACACAACCTGTGAGGATACCAGCATAGCGTGTGGACCAGACAAAACATGCCCAGACACTCCGGGCTGTACGGATAATCTCGCTTGTAATTACAATCCAAACGCAGATTTTGATGATGGTTCATGTTTGTATTGTCCCGGCACTGGATTAGGTGACGGTGTGGGTTGTCCAGAGGGAACCTCCGAAAAATCCTGTGGAAGTATTTGCTGCCGAGAAGCGGGTGGTAATCAGTGTGATGGATATGACGTTGGTAAATGTAATAACACAGACGCAGCGGGTGGTGGTAACATCTACTTCATAGATAACACTATCTGTCCAGATCAGCCTGGATGTCAAAAAGAAGATCCATGTGCAACAGACAATACACAGTGCGTCACACTAGGCTGCACAGATCCATACGCTGATAATTATAACGATCAAGCAACAGAGGATAATTGTTCCTGTGAGTATAGTGGTGTTGCGTGTGGTCAGTGTCCTAATGTTACTGATCCAACTCAGGCAGCAAACAACCCAGATGGTGCTTCAATCAAAACAGCGAGTGCATCGACTTACGCTGCACTTACCTTTGATCCAGTCATGCCGGCAGGCACATCTCAAGAAATTTTAGATATCATTGGAATTGGTAACGGACAAACTGATTACTGCAACAAGTGGGCAAAACAATCACTTTATACCATGCCCATCGCTGGATTCAAAGGTGTCCAGACAACCGATCCTAGTTTCGAGTGTTCATGTCCACAGCAAAACTTCAGTGGTGGTGCTTGTTGTTACTATTGTCCAACAGATACTGCGATTCCCGGCGAATGTAACACAATTGGAGAGGTGGGTTTTGGTGGTAACGGTGAGTGCGACGGAACTTTCGATGACTGTCGGCAATATTGTTTTGCCAATAACCCATATCCGTCCGGCGAAACTGTCACCACTTATCACCACCAAATTACATGCGATGATCCCGGAGCATGTAATGGGGCCGATGTAGAAATCTGTCCCAAACCAGCCGGTCTCATAGACATTTGTTGTAGATGTCGATGTCCTCAAGACGATATAACAATTTCAGATGAATCTCTGATTACAATTGAAGTATCAGAACTTGCGTCTGATCAGGAAAAAATTAACGCTTGTAATTTAAACTGTAGTGAACTGGGATATGCTGTTCCGGGTGGTTCTCAAGCATATTTCGACGAACCATGCTCCGTGTATCAAGATGGTGGTGCGGGAGACTTAGACTTACCAGCAACTTGCGAGGAGGGAACAGGTGGAGGTAGTTTTGATTCTTGTGCTCTTTGTGCCTGTCTTCTCGGAACACCTGCTTCTCCCGACGAAAATAACTTGAGCCCAAGAAACGAAACTCTCACAGGATTCAACCAACAAGGGGCGGGAGGACCAGGTGATTCAGCAACCCAACGAGCACAGAACGCTTGTCTAAGTGCGGGATTTGGTCCACCAGTGATCACTCCGGATGCACCGGGAGGTTGGATTGGCTCTCCTTGTGATCTTTTAATTAGTATCAACTATCTTTCAAACTTTGGTTGGATCGGAGACTGTCAAAATCCAACAGGGACTCCTGCACCAAGACAAGCACAATCACAATACACCTTGCCTCCAGATTCACCAAGTGGCTTCAATGCGGTTCGACCTCGATCTGCTGCAAACCCATCTTTGGTGGGACCACAATTCTTTAATCGGAACTATAGTAATACAAATGCAGATGAGTCATTTACTGCTTTCTACTATGCTAGAAAAATTGTAAACGGAGAATGTGTGACTCTCGCATGTCCAACTGCAAGTGGTATAGATAATTATTGTAGAGCCTTGGAGGATTGCACCTAATGTCACAAATTCGAGGAAGAATCAAAACCGTTGTTGACTATTCGGATTATCTTAACTCACAAGGTCGCTGCTGCGAACTTGACGGAACTCAAACATCAAAAAGTTTTAATGCTTGTCTCCAGTCTGGTGGGTACTTTATTCCAGATTCCGCAGGTGATGTTTCTTGCCCAGACTTAGGTGAGCGTGGTTGTTGCTGTGCATGTGCTTACACTACAAAAAATACAGATGAGGATGACTGGCTAAACCCTGCAAATGGAGTGGGTAACGCAGGGATTCGAGGAAATCCTGATGGGACAAGAAATAACATTTCAAAATGCGAATGTCTCCAAAAAGGAGGAAACTGGCAGCCAGGCGAGTGTCCAACAGAGCCACTTGATGTTTTGACTTTCTGCACCGCAACAGACGGTGCTTTTGGCAGAGATGATGTAAGATACCCATATGCATGTTGTCATTGTGCGATCAATTCATCCACAGGTGAGTATGAGAGAGTATGTGACAATGTTTGCACGCTCTCTGAGTGTGATGCTTTATCTCTATCAACCCCTCAAAATTGTCAAAGTGTTTTTTATAATCAAGGGGTCTGTGACTATGATCCACAGGATAACGATCTCTTAAAAATTGATTGTCCATCGGATGATGATGACGCTGGTGGTGGTGGTAGTCCCGGCGGTGGTAATCCTCCAGGTCCTGGCGGCGGTGGTGAACCTCCACCACCAGAGGGAAGAAGTTGTGGGATATGTAGATTCCGTTTTGGAGTAAGAAATCAAACCACGGGTGAAGACACTGGATTTAGATGGCAATATGATGTTTGTGCAGATTTCCCAGACGACAGCACACAACAAAACATGATAGCATATTGCACAGAGTCATTTGGTTCCAATTCGGGATTTTTACCAACTCTTCCCGGCTTTGACAATTTAGAAGTAATTGATGTTGGAGTTGATGGCTTCGGTGTTGATGATGTTATTCCACCTCCATCTAATCCAACCTTTTACCTCGGATATATCTGTGGTAATGTTCGTAATTCTGGTGGAGATTGGGAGCCTTTCTGGGAAGATATCTGCATCCCAGGCAACGGTTCGAGAGAATTTTCGGGTTGTGATGATTACATGTGTGCGGTCCAATTACAATCACCGGAGAGGGATGTTAGTGCATGTTGCACAATCGGTGGTTGCATACAAGAAACAAGAAAAGCATGTGAGCAATTGAATGGATTTTTTAACCCACCCGATAACGGACCAGTTTTATGTTCTGAAAAACCATGTCAGCGTGGTGCAGGAACAAGTTCAGGAACAATTGACAAAATTTTCATTGATGAGGGTGATCTCCCAGAGATAGGATCTGTTTTTGCTGGTGGTGTTTACATGGGCATATTTTCGCCGGGAGTTTCAAGAATCAGAGCGAATATCGAAACGGGCGCAACAAAACTTTCCAGATCATCGGATCCGGGTGGTCTTGGAACCATTTCGAGATGGGCAATCATCATGTCTTTCACAGACTTAGGTGATGAGTTCCAAGAACAAGGCATTCTCTACAATCACACAGCCGTTTCCGAAAAACCATCTCAACAAAAAACATCGACATTTGATGGTGTTTTCAACACATACGGAGATGGTGGAAGATATAAAAAACCAAATAATTCTTTGTTCAAACAAATCAGAAATTACAATAGATTTTCTTTCACTGACTGGTATCTTCCAAGTATTCAAGAATTAGGTTTTGTGATTCAACAACAAGAGGGTCTGACATTTAAGAATGTGGCTGGTAACTCATTCTCGAATAATTTTAAGAAATTAAATTCGTTTAGAACTGATCCCAGACTTTCAAATTTTGTCGGTGAAAATTATCAACCATATCTGTCATCGACAAGAAAACTCGTGGACTACACAGTAGCAGATCAAAAGAGATATCCTGCCGCAAACTTGGTTTACAATATTGTTTCTGTTCCCGATATGAGTGAAAAAAGTGACATTCAGGAAAAAAATGGCTTTACTTCATTGACAGGGTTAGATGGATTATTTAAAATAAGATTGTTCCGAAGAATATACATTAAGTGAGGTAAGTAATGGCTTGCGATGAAAACAAAAAAAAGTTTCGTGAAATTAGCGAAGAGAAAAAAAGTGTTCTGAAAAAGGGAATCGGTATGGTGCAAAGTTACGCATCAGCGATTGCCTCCCGTGGCTTTAGTAACACAAAAGTTGAAAAGACGACAAAACAACTTCGTGTTATTAGTTGTTTTGGTAATGAACACCTCGGTGGTGAACTTCCTCCGTGTCAATATCTTACACAAAGCGATCATCCTGGCAAACACTACTGTGGGGGATGTGGTTGTGGAGACAGATCGGCAACTTGGCTGATTGCTGAGGGTGAAGCATACAGTAAACTTGATCACCCAAAATTGAGTTGTCCTTTGGGCATGCCAGGCTTTACAGACTATAAAGCAAGCGACAACAACGAAGCAGTTGAACCAATTACTCGAAAGTTCTATATCGAAAACATGCCATACGAAGAGATTCAAAAAGTCTCTGTGACAATCAACGAAAAACAACAAGAATCGGAGTAATCGCACGCTAGAACCTTTCTTATACATAAAATAGAAAGGGGCGTGTAATGGCAAAACCATCATCAAAAGACGAACTTATTGAATATGCTCTGAGAAAACTTGGTGCTCCAGTCATCGAAATCAACGTTGATCGAGAGCAAGCAGAAGATCGGCTCGACGAGGCTTTACAGTTTTTTACCGAAAGACACTTCGATGGAGTCGAACGTGTTTACTTTTCACATCAACTCACAGAGGATGATATCACGAATCGTTTCATTCTTACTGATGATATCGGAACTCCCAAGGGATTTCCATCAGGTGGTCCAACTGGTCGTGATATTGTAAGTGTCATAAAGGTTTTTCAGTTCGGTGCTTTAAAAGGTATCAGTAGCATGTTTGATGTTCGTTATCAAATGGCGTTGTCTGATTACTTTGGTATAAACACTGGTTTAGGTTATCAGTCCTCGTTGGGACTTGCTTCCTTTGACTCTGCAAAAAGATACATTAGTATGATCGAAGACTTCTTTCAAGCAGAAAAAGAAATTCGATTTAGTAAAGTCACAAATAGACTTTTAATTGACTCAGAATTAGACAAAACGGCAAATGCTGGTGATTTTATCATTATTGAAGCGTACGCTGCTCTCAATCCAGATAAATTTACAGAAATATACAACGATAGGTTGTTTAAAAAATATGTCACCGCTTTGATTAAAAAACAATGGGGTACTAATCTTTCTAAGTTTGCTGGTGTTCAACTCCCCGGCGGTGTTCAATTAAACGGACCTCAGATTTATGCGGAGGCAATTTCAGAGATTCAAATTATTGAACAAGAATTCTATTCCCAATACGAACTTCCGATTGACTTTATAGTGGCATGAAAAGTTCTTACTTCAAGGATAACTCTGGTGAGCAAAATCTCGTCGAGGATCTTTCGATTGAGTCGATCAAGATCAACGGCCGAGATATGATCTATATTCCAAGATCACTCTTGGATAAAGATGAGTTATTCGGTGAAGATAATTCTGCGAAGTTTTCAAAGGGTTATGAATTTGAAATGTATGTTCAGTCTGTAAATGGCTTTGAGGGTGACGGTGATATTCTATCTAAGTTTGGTATTCAGATCAATGATAGAATGGAATTGGTTGTTGCAAGAAAAAGGTTTGAACAAGAGGTCACAACTTTTCAACCCACAATAATTCGTCCAAGAGAGGGTGACTTAATATTTTTCCCATTAAGTAGAACACTCTTTGAAATCAACTTTGTTGAGCACGAAAATCCTTTTTATCAGTTAGGTAAACTTTATACCTATCTTTTAATCTGTGAAACTTTCTCCTACGGTCAAGAAGAAATCGACACAGGATTCTCCACCATTGATGAGTTGGAAGATCAAATTCAAGGTGTTTCTGGTGATACGATTATAGTTAAAGATAGAACGGGACAAACTGCTGGGGACAATGATGTGATACAAGGATTCCAAAATGATTTAAGTATCTTTGACTTTACTGATCAAGATCCGTTCTCGGAGGGTAATTATTAATGTTTAGCACCTTCTATAATGAATCATTAAGAAAAATCGTCATTGGGTTTGGATCTTTGTTTAACAATCTAAACGTGAGATACTTTGACTCCTCTGGAACAGAAACACAAAAGGTTAGAATACCACTTACATATTCTCCAAAGGAGAAGTTTATTGCAAGATTAAACGAGGGTGGATCAATTCTAGAGGACAAAACAAAAGTTAAAGCAATCTTGCCAAGACTTGGTTTTGATATTACTGGAATTAATTATGATCCAACGAGAACCATTAACAAACTGAAAAAGATGAGAAAACGAAATGGTTTAACAACATCCTCTATGTTTAATGAGGTTCCCTACAATATTAGTTTTGGATTGTATTCTTTTACCTCTTCGATTGATGAAAACCTACAAGTTATAGAGCAGATTCTCCCGTTTTTTTCACCCGAATTTGTTGTTTCTATTAACATGAACTCTGTTCACGACAAAGTGGATGTTCCTATTGTATTATCAAATATTAATATACAGGAGGAATATGAGGGTAATTTCTTAAACCGAAGATTTATTTCAACAACCTTTGAGTTTTTAGCCAAGAGTTATGTGTATGGACCAATAACTTCTGCCACTGGTGGAATTATTACAGCGATTACAGGTGACTTTTATCAGAGTCTCGATGACACATTCGATGATGAAAGTGCAGTTGTCGCATCATTTGGTGCTACGGGTGATCTTATTACGGGACTCTCAGGACCCGTTTACTATCCTGCTCAGGGTAGAACTCATTAATATGGAGATAGTATGGATTCAAAAGACAAGATATCAGAAGCACTTGAAACAACCTACAAGGCAGAGGTTAGCGATATAAAAAAGGAAGTCAAGGAAATTCAACTCGGTGCAGACAAAGCAGACGTTGATTTCAACCTCACTCGAAAAAACCTGAAAGAACTTATTGATCGTGGCAGCGAAGCCATTGACGGTATTCTGAAAATTGCATCTGAAGGAGATCATCCCAGAGCATATGAGGTCGCTGCCACTCTTATCAAGACGGTTTCTGAAGTGAACACTGATCTTATGGATTTACACAAGAAGATGGCAGACATGGACAAGACTGAAGTGAACGTGAACAACACCACGAACAATGCCATCTATGTTGGCTCAACACTCGAACTTCAGGATTTGATTAACAATGATCGAAGTTCCAGAGCGAAAGCCAGACAAGATGTGTTGGATGTGACGGAGAATTTAGATGAGTGATAAACAAAAAGGATATCTTGGTAATCCGAACCTGAAAGAAACTGGTTTGGAGATGTCCTTCACCAAAGCACAAGTTAAAGAATACATGAAGTGTGCCGGGGATCCGATTTATTTTACAAAGAAATATGTTAAAGTTGTTTCGCTTGATAAAGGTTTGATTCCCTTTGATCTTTACGATTATCAAAAAGAAATTGTTAATACGATCCACAACAATCGTTTTGTGATCTGCAAACTTCCTCGACAGTCTGGTAAATCCACCACGGTTGTTTCTTACATTCTACACTACATTCTTTTCAACCAAGACATGACGGTTGGTATTCTCGCTAACAAACAAAGCACAGCGAGAGAACTTTTGCACCGACTCAAACTGGCATATGAGTATCTTCCGATCTGGTTACAGCAGGGTATTGTAGAATGGAACAAAGGTTCCATTCAGTTGGAGAATGGCTCTCGGATTATCGCATCATCAACATCATCGAGTGCGATTCGGGGTGGTTCGTTTAACATGATCTTCCTTGACGAATTTGCTCACGTTCCACACGGTATTGCTGATGAATTCTTTAGTTCCGTGTACCCTACAATCTCCTCTGGACAGTCCACGAAAGTCCTGATGGTTTCCACTCCGAACGGTCTGAACATGTTCTACCACTACTGGAAGGGTGCTACAAAGCAAGCAGGGGAGGTTGGGAAGAATGAGTATGTTCCCATCGAGGTTCACTGGTCGCAAGTTCCCATGTATCCCGGCGGACCTCTTCGGAATGAAAAGTGGAAAGAAGAAACGATTGCAAACACCAGTGAGATTCAATTCCAAACAGAATTTGAATGTGACTTTGTTGGCTCTGCAAACACCTTGATATCCTCGTCTAAACTTCACGCTTTGTCGTGGGTAAATCCCATTGAACGAAACAAGGATGGACTAGACATTTACGAGGAACCAAAAGCAGAACACAAGTATGTCTGTGTGGTTGACACCGCACGAGGACAGGGTAAAGATTACAGTGCATTCACCATAACAGATATTACTCAAACTCCATACAAAGTGGTTGCAAAATATCGAAACAATATTATTTCACCGATGGTTTATCCCACCGTGATCAAAGCGGTTGCTGAAAAATACAATATGGCTCAGACACTCATCGAAATCAACGACATCGGTGGACAGGTTGCGGATGTTCTTCACCGTGACTTGGAGTATGAGAACATTCTTATGTGTGCTTTCCGAGGTAGAGCGGGACAAACAATCTCAGGTGGTTTCGGTGGGGCAAACACTCACATGGGTGTCCGAACAACAAGTGCTGTTAAGAAACTTGGTTGCTCGGTTCTTAAAAGTCTTGTGGAACAAGACAAAATGATCGTCGAAGATTTAGAAATCGTGAATGAACTTATCACGTTCGTGGCAAAAGGACAATCATATGAGGCAGATGAAGGACACAACGATGACTTAGTGATGACACTTGTTCTCTTTGCTTGGTTGACTCGACAGGATTATTTTAAAGATTTAACAAACACTGATGTTCGTATAGATATATTTGATGATGAAATCAAAAGATTAGAAGCAGAGGTTATGCCTTTTGGATTTGTTCCCCATGCGGAGGGTGATTTAAATGGTGTCTGGGATGGTGAGGATCGTTGGTTTCCTTAAATCACAAAAACAATAAATAGATCGAACACCATAATTAACATCGGAGGATTAAAATGGCAGAATTCTTAACAATCAACTCAGGCAGAGCAAGAGTTATCGTTACAGTCGATGACCAAAGTTTTGTCAATCTCATCACTGAAGATTCAAACACTCACCTTTCTGCGTACATACCAACAAATACAAATATTGTTAATTTGCTTGGAAATACGGCAGAGAGAGATCAAGGATACCTCGAAGTTTCAAACTTGGACAACTGGCATAAGCGTCTTAGAGATTCCACCTTCGGTATCTCAGGCTCCGCTGGTCTTACTTACGCAAACCCAGAGGATGAAAAAGCAGACGTTGCCGGTAGAGGACTCTCTGCTGACTGGTATTCTGTTCAAAACTATCTTTTGTATGGTGGACAAGCAATCGTTGGATTTACAGCAGCGAATTTCGCAAACGAATTAATTGACTCTGTGTTCTGCACCGATCTTTCTGTCGATAGACGGAATACAACTCTCGCAGTCCCCTCATCTCGTGGTGGTGACTGTGTTGCTATCGTCCCTGCTGGTGGTTCCGGTGATGGAGTTGCTTTGGCTGATTTGGGACAACAAACTTATTCTCCAACAGTCGGTGACTCACAATTTGCCGAAAATAAAATCGCTGTTTATGGATTTAAAAAGCACTTGGGTTATCAAAGAAACTCTGCGATTGAAACCGATAGTCAGTTGATCAAGACATCATGTGCAGCCGACGCTGCCGGATGTTTGGCAAGAACGGACTCTACTTTCAGACCATTCTTCTCACCCGCTGGATTTACGAGAGGTAGAATTCTTGATGTGGTTAGACTCGCACACAACCCAACGGAAACCGAACAAGACACACTGTTCGACGCTGCGGTCAACCCAGTCGTTACATTCCCCGGTGAGGGAACCTTCTTGTTTGGTGATAAGACACACAAATCAACCACATCCACTTTAAGTAGAATTAATGTGTCACGACTCTTCATTCTTCTTAAGAGAGACATTGGACGAATCGCAAAATCACTGCTCTTTGAGCAAAATGATGCCGATACAAGAAGAACTTTCTTGAACCGAGCAACTCGAATTCTCGAAGGTATTCGTGCTGACAGGGGTGTGTTTGATTACAGAGTTGTCTGTGATGAATCAAACAACCCAGCGGAAAGAATTGATGCAAACATTTTCGTTGCTGATGTTTTTGTGAAACCAACAAAATCCATCAACTTCTTACAACTCACATTCACCAACAAGAACCAAGATGCCGAACTTTCTTGATCGGTTTGACGGAAAAAAGGAGAACGAAAAATGAACTTAGATAACTTTAGAAGTGCGTTCCGTGGCGGAACTCGTCAAAACCGATTTAGAGTTTCCGGTGATATTTTCACGGAAGCAGGTGGTGAATCTGATATGACACAAATTACTGGTTCACCTAACGGTAATCTGTTGATTAAAGCAGCACAATTTCCACCTTCAACCCTCGGTATTATTCCTGTTCCTTTCCGTGGTCGAATTGCCAAAGTCGTTGGTGATCGTCAATACATGGAATGGCCAATCGTGATTTACGATACAACAGACGCAACATACAGAAGATTCCAAGAATGGAGTGAAGCAGCAAACAGACATGTTTCTAATAACCAACCATTTGTATGGAACGATACAAAAGATGTTCTTACCAAATGGACTGTTGAACACCTCAGTTCAAAGGGAGATGTCCAAGGTGCTAACTATGATGATGCTGGAACAGACGTTTTAAAAACTGTTGAACTGGTGAACTGTTGGCCGGTTGAAATTGGCTCGATTGATCTTTCATACGATGCCATGGATACTGTTGTTGAATTCCCAGTTACAATTGCATATGACTACTTCCAAATGATTACTCCGGAACCAAGATCGCCGGGGGCGAGTAATACCTAAATGACTTTCCCTTATCCTTTTTTGGACATAAATAGGATGTCCGTTAACAGAAAGGGTTAAGTATGGCTATTAATATTTTTGGATTTTCGATTGCCAGACAACAACCAGAACAGGGATCGGGTGCAAACAATGTAGTTGCACCCGATTCTTATGATGGTTCGTTTCAATTAGATTCTGGTTCAATTTATGGTGGATTTTTAAGTTCATACGCAGATTTTTCGGGTAGTGCGAAAACTGACGAAGATTTTATCAAAAGATATCGCTCCATGTCTCTGTTTCCAGAGGTTGACATGGCGATTGATGACATCTGTAATGAAGCGATTGTTTCAGATTTTGATAACGAACCAGTAAAACTTGATCTTGAAAATTCTTTGCTTCCTGAGCCAATCAAAGCGAGAATGTATCAGGAATTTGAAAGAATTAAAGAACTTTTTAATTTTAATGAAGAAGCATATGGGATGTTCAAACGTTGGTACATTGACAGTAAATTATTTTACTATGTAATGATCGACGAAAAAAATCCTCAGATCGGCATTAAAGAACTTCGTCCTATTGATCCATTAAAAATAAAGAAAGTCAAAAAGGTAAATAAAATTCAAGAGGGTGGGGGATACCTCGAAACACCCACCATCGGTGAGGTTGAAGAATTTTATCTTTACACAAACAGGGACACAAGTGCAACCTTTCAAACAGGTGCGAGTGGTGTGAGACTTACAAATGATTCTGTTCTTTATTGTCACTCTGGGTTAATCGACAGCACAAGCAAAAGAGTAGTTGGATATCTTCAAAAAGCAATTCGTCCCTTAAACATGCTTCGTCAACTCGAAGATGCTGCTGTTGTGTATCGTATTTCTAGGGCACCGGAGCGAAGAATTTTTTATGTTGATGTCGGTAACATGCCCACTCAAAAGGCACAACAATACATTGAAGGTCTTGCAAAAAGATATCGAAATAAACTAACATACGATGCAACCACGGGTAATATCCGTGAGGACAGAGATCATTTTCACATGCTTGAGGATTTCTTTTTACCACGAAAAGAAGGTGGTAAGGGAACAGAGATCACCACGCTGCCGGGAGGCACAAACCTCGGTGAAATGCGTGATGTTGAGTATATGCTCCAAAAACTTTACAGAGCGTTAAATGTTCCACCATCAAGACTTCAATCAGAAAACGGTTTTAACATGGGTAGATCAGCCGAAATTACTCGTGATGAAGTAAAGTTCTCAAAATTTATTCAAAGACTTCGTGATAAATTCTCAACCTTATTGATAGATGCTCTTCGTATTCAACTTTCTCTTGTTGGTGTTATGGGAATTGATGATTTTGATCAAATCAAAAATAGAATTAAATTTAAATACAACAATGATTCGCACTACTCCGAACTTAAAAACGCTGAGTTAATGAGAGAAAAACTAAGTATTGTTGCCGGTATGGAACCATACATTGGTCGATATTTCTCAAATTCCTACATAAGAAAGGAAATTTTCGGATTGAGTGAAGCAGAGATTAGCAGAAACTTTGAGGAAATTCGATTAGAAATTGAAACCGGCGAAATACAACCACAACAACCAGAATTAGAGGGACAACAATGAGCAACGAAATATTAAAAGAAAGTTTGTTCGGAGATGAAAAATCTCTTGTCGAGCAAATTGTAGCAACCTTGGAGCAAAAAGTTGAAGAAAAACTGGACACGCTCCGAGTGGGACTTGCAGAAAATATCCTTACAACCGAAACAGAAGAGGTTGACGAGGAAAGTGCCTTTGTCTCTGTTATCTCCGAGTGTTTGGATAACGGAGCCATTATCAATGTTGATCTTCCTGATGGAAATAGAGTTGAAGTAAACGAAGACATTGCTCACAGTTTATCTGAAGTCCATGATAACTTACCAACACCAGAACTTCAAAAATCTTTTAGAGATTCTATTTTTGAATCTAAAGAAAAATACATTGGACTTCTGGAAACCATTATTTCTGAGGAGGCTGAAAATGAGTAAAGAAGTCATTAAGTTAATCTTTGAAAGAAAAATGAGTGATGCTAAGGATCAGATTGATTCTTTGTTGCGAACCAAATTAGCAGAGAGCATCGACACATTCTATGAGAAAAAACTTGATCCTGTCGGTCAAGAAGATGGTGATATCGACAACGACGGTGATGAAGATGACACAGACAAATACCTTCTCAATCGTCGCAAGAAAATCGGACAAGCAATGAAGAAAGAGTCCACCGAACTTGAAGAAGAAATTGTTGATGAAGGTGCTCCGGCAACAGAACTTGATCATCACCGAGGAAAAAACCCAGATGTGTTTGAAGATGACTATCTTCCAATGACAAATAAAAAGGGTGTGACACACAAAGCAATTAGTAAAAGGAAAGCCGGAGGATCTTACTAATGGCATTAAAACTCATCACAGAGACAAACGAAGATATTGATTTTCTCTGCGAGGCAGACGAAAAAACTGGTAAGAAGAACTACTTTATTGAAGGTATCTTCATGCAGGCAGAGCAAAAAAACCGAAACGGTAGAGTCTATCCAACAGGTGTTTTGATGCCTGTTGTTGAAAAATATAATAAACAATATGTTCAAGGAAACAGAGCGATGGGTGAATTGAATCATCCGCAAGGTCCCACCGTGAACTTGGACAGAGTTTCTCATATGATCAAAGACTTACACCAAGAGGGAAATGACATTGTTGGTAAAGCAAAAATCATGGAGACACCTATGGGTAAAATTGCAATGAACCTCATTGATGAGGGTGCAAAACTCGGTGTTTCCTCCCGTGGTATGGGAAGCCTCAAGGTTAATTCAAGTGGTATCAATGAAGTGCAAAAGGACTTCATGCTCGCTGCTGTGGACATCGTTGCTGATCCCTCTGCACCAAACGCTTTTGTTAATGGGATTATGGAGGGACGAGAGTGGATTTGGAGCAACGGTGTTCTGCAAGAGAAGCAGATTCATGAGTACCACCAAGAGATTAAAAAAACATC